AAGGTAAAGGTCATCAATTAAAAGAATGTAAAACAGATTTAATTCTCATTATTAATGAAATTCCTAATAAAACTTTTAAAAGATATGATAACGATTTATTTTTAGATTTAGATATAAAATTATATCAAGCTTTATTTGGTTTTGATAAAATAATAACTCACATGGATGGGAGAAATTTACATTTAAGTTGTTCAGGTCCAACAGATTTTAAAATGATAAGAAAAATAAATAATGAAGGTATGAAATCATCTAATAATACAAATGGTGATCTATATATTAGATTTAATATAATATTACCTAATTTTTCTGTTTTACCACAAGATACTAAATTACAATTAAAATCTTTATTACAATCATTTGACAAAGCCGAAGTTCAAAAAGAACAACAAATAATTAAAACTCCTAATTTAACAAAAACAGTTTTATCAGAATGTAAACAATCTGAAACAATTAATAACTTAATGGATTCACTAAAAAACAATAACCAAAAAGAATATATAAAATCAAATAACAAAGATTTTAATGATTCAAATAGCTCAGATTCTGATATGGAAAATCAAAATATGGGACAACCTCAATGTGTACAACAATAAAATAATTATAAAATTATTTTATTTTAAAATTTATATTTAACTTTTCCCAATTCAATTCTACAAATAGGACATTTATAATTATATTCTTTTAGATAAGTTTGAATGCAATCAGTATGAAAAGTATGAGTACAAACTAATTTAGTTACAAAATTTCCTTTTTCCATTTGTCCCATACATATACTACAATTTGAATCTAAATTTGAATCTAGTTCTATAGATTCTAATTTTTCTAAATCTTTATCATCCATTGAAACAACTACATTTTGATAAGATTGATTGTTATTATTTACAAGACCATTAATTACACTCATTAATGAACCATGATTTACTGGATTATTAACCCAGTGATTTTGAAGATTACCATTAATAAAATTTATATATTGAAACATATTTTGTGCCATCAATTGATTAAGTGAATTATTGTGATTATGTAATACGTGAACTATTTGAGATAAATCTAAATTATTATTTTGAAAATTTTCATCATCTGAAGCTTCATTAGATGATTCTTCATCGGCATTGTCATTTATTGGATTTGAATTTGTTTGAAATAAAAATATGTTTGGATCATTTTGATCTGTATTACTAATATTTTCTGATAATATTGTAAAATCCAAAGTATTATCATCTATTTGATTACATGCTTCATTTACTATATCTAATGATATTTCGTATCCAAATGTTTTATAAAAATCCAGAATAATTTGTGGAATATTAGATATTGTAATTCCTAATTCTATTAAATATTTTTTAATTTTGAAAATAATATCAGATTCATTATCATAAGAATCTTCTAACATAATACGATAGGCGAATAGTTCAGAAAATAACTCATCTAAATTTTGATTCATTATATTTTAAGGTTAATATAATATTAGATAATAATTTCAATATTTAATAAATATTGAATAAAAACTAGGTTAAAGATAAGACATTATTAATTATAATGGATATTGAATTAATTAATAATAAATTTGAAATAAAATATTACAAAAATCTTGTAAATTCATTAAAAAAAATGCAAATTAATGAAATCTGGCTAAATAATCATTTACAAAATCTATATGATAAATTGCCACAAGAAAATAAATTATCAGAAACAAATACTGAAAAAAAAGACTTAAATTCTTCGTCTGATACTGACAATCATAAACAAATATTTGCAGACGGAGATTTATATAAAAAATCTTGGCAAAAATTAAATTCAATACATAAAATTTTAAAAGTAAAAGAATTTGTAAATAATTTAAAAATGAATTCTGAAAAAGATAAAATTAAATTAAAAGATAAACTTGTAGAATTAATTAAAGAAAAAAAATTAACCAAAAAAGAAAATGTTATATATGATGAAACTAATGGAAAAATCATATCATTACCTAATTTACAATACAAAGATAATAACTATTTTTATTTAGAAAACTAAAATATTGAATTAATTTTATTTAAGAACTAATTTAATATCCATATAATGTCCTTTGGTAATTTAAATAATATGATTGAAAAAACAATAAAAATATTAGAACATAATATAGGAAAAAAAGGTTCAATAAATTTATTAGGTTTATCAATAGTCAAAAAACAAATTTATCATGATTTACAAAAAGAATTTGCCGATGTAACTGAAGATAAAGTAGATGAAATTTTAAATAGATTGTTTTCAACCAAATATACTTTTAATAATAGTTTATCATTTGATGATGGAAAGAATTGTTTAAGAGAATATGAAGAAACATATCCAGATATTAAAGTTCCATTCAAATATAAAAAACTATCTGATCATTTTGAAAAACTAAAAAAGTTACCACAACCAACTCAAAGATCTCAAGAATGGTTTAATTATAGATATAATAGGATTACTGCATCTGATTCTGCTGCAGCTATAGATTTAAATCCATATGAACCTGTTGAATCATTTATATTAAAAAAATGTGATCCTAATTTTCCATTTTTAGATAATGCTACAGTTTTTCATGGAAAAAAATATGAACCTACAGCAACTATGATTTATGAACACATTTATAATACACGAGTTTTTGAATTTGGAGCTTTACCTTCTGAAAAATATACTTTTTTGGGTGCTTCACCTGATGGTATTTGTTCTAAATATACATTAGATAATAAATTTTCAGAAAGATTAGGTACAATGTTAGAAATCAAATGTCCTGTTACAAGAGATATAGAAACATCTGGTAAAATAGCTGGAGAAATTTGTCCTTTTTATTACTATTGTCAAGTTCAACAACAATTAGCTTGTTGTGAATTAGATGTATGTGATTTCTGGCAATGTAAATTATCTGAATATCCAAATAGAGAAGCTTATTTGTCAGATAATTGTCAATCATGTGTAAATACTGTTGGTAACTCTGGTACTAAAATTCAAGTTGATGATAGACTTAAGAAAGGTATTATATTAGAATTTTATCCAAAAGTTTTCACGCCTCAATTTGATGGTGATTTAGCTGAATGGAAATCAAAATATATTATTCCAAAAAGACTAGATATGGATGAATCACAATATAATAATTGGGTATTAAAAATGTTGGATCAATATAAAACCTTATATCCTGATATTCATAAAGATTATTATTTTTATAGAATTATTTATTGGAAGTTGGAATCATCACATAATGTAGCAATAAATAGGGATGATAAATTTTTAGATAGTATAATTCCTATCATGAAGGATACATATGATAAAATATTATATTATAGAAAAAATCAAGATAAATTAGATGAGCTCAAAAAAATAGTAGAAAAACGAAAAAAATATATTAAAATGAATACTGAATATGTTATTCATAATGATGATATTATTAAAAATAAGTATTTGTTTTTAGATCCAGAATTTGACATTAAAAAATTAGTTCAACCCAAACAAAAAACAACTAATTTTAAATTTGAAAAGAAAGATAAGCCTAAAGAAAAAGATTATGATTCAGATTATTGTGATTTTTTAGATAATGATGAATGTGATTTCATTGATGATTCTAAAATAGTTAAAACTGAATCTATAATTCAAGATATTTTTAATAAAAAAGCAATTAAGAATACTGATTTTGTTAGAAAATACGATATTAAAAATAACAAAAATACAGATACATCAAAGTTCAAATCATTTCAAAATAACGATAATGAAACATGTGATTTTATTGATTAAACTGTTATCTCGTTTATATTTTTATTATGATATTTACATGGTAATTTTCTATCACATTGTTTACCAGCATTAATACCAGATTTAATAACATAATTACACTTTGTTTCGATAACTTGTACATTTAAAGAATTTATTTTATGATATAAACAATTTTTTCTATTACAAAATTGTCCTTTTTTGGGACCTGTTTTTAAAACTACATTGCATAATAATTCATTTTGGTTCCAATTAATTTTTTCTGGTAATGATTTTTTTTCACAATACAAACATTTGATAGATCCTCCAAAATAATTAATACAATCAGGATGAAATAAGTGATTACAATTTAATTTCAAGTGTTTATGATTTTTTTCAATTGGTATATGACATACTAAACATTTTTCTGAATTTGATTTATTTAATTCTTGACAATATTTAAATAATTCATCAAAATTCATTATTAATTTAATAATTTAATTGTTTTAAATAACTTTTTATCAAAAAATAATTGAAATTAATATATTATAATAAATATCCTAATAAATTAATGAATTCAGAAGATAATACAGAATATTATTTAAAAGATCAAGACTTAAATTATCATATTGATAATATTTTATCTTATAAGAAATTTATTGAAAATATTTTACTTGAAATTAAAACAAATAAATATAATAAGAATATGATTAAATTATTAAGTAGACATATTGACAATTCATTAAGTGAAATTAGTAATGATACATCATTATTTGATTATGATAAAAATGAAGATGATAATTTTACTCCATATGTTAAAATAGTTTCAGTTGATAGTGACACTCCTGATAGTAATTCTGATGATGAATTAACTACAAAATTAGATTTTTATCAAGCTAAAATGGATTTATATAGTCCACATATATTACCAAAAGCTGAACAAAATACATTAGCATTTAAAAAAATATATGAAGAAGATAATGATTTTGAAATATTTCACCATAATCCTAATCCAGTAATTGAAAGTAAAAATTTTATAGGTATTCAAGATAATAATAATCAAGATCCTAAACAATCTGTATCTAATTTTAAACCAAAAGACAAATTAGCATATGAATTTTTAAATAATAAACTTGAACTTGATAATTATAATTATTTGAAAACATTTGATTTGAACAGAATTAATGATTATTGTAATTCTGTAAAAATATATTAGTTATTTAATATTTTCTAGATCCTTTCTTGGAACCTTTTTTAGATCCTTTTTTAGATCCTTTTCTTTTAGCACCGCCTCTTGGTGGATCTGGGTAACTACCTCCTTTTTTAGATGATTTTTTAGAACGTTTTTTGCCTCCAACTTGAGAATTTTCAGGTACAGGTACAGGTTCAGGTTCAGGTTCTCCCTCAGGAGGATTACCACCTTTCATATATCTTTTTTTAGATGATTTTTTAGATCCTTTTTTAGATCCTTTTTTAGATCCTTTTTTAGATCCTTTTCTTGATCCTTTTTTACCACCTTTCATTGATCCTTTTTTAGATCCTTTTTTAGATGATTTTTTAGAACGTTTTTTGCCTCCAACTTGAGAATTTTTAGGTACAGGTGCAGGTTCAGGTGCAGGTTCAGGTTCTCCCTCAGAAGGATTACCACCTTTCATTAATCTTTTGGATGATTTTTTAGATCCTTTTTTGGATGTTTTTTTAGAATGTTTTTTGCCTCCAACTTGAAGACTAGTTAGAGTTTTGGGAGGATTACCACCTTTCATTGATCCTTTTTTAGATCCTTTTTTAGATCCTTTTTTAGATCCTTTTCTTGATCCTTTTTTACCACCTTTCATTGATCCTTTTTTAGATGATTTCTTAGAACGTTTTTTACCACCAGCTTGAGGAATGTTAAAGGCTTTTAATTCTAAATCGTCAATTACTGAAATTTTTTTTTCAATTGACATATATATTATAATTTATAAATTATTTTTTTTTAAAATAAAATATTTTTCTTTTAAAATTTGATTTCCTGAAATATTTAAAAAGGAAAATTCAGGAACTTTACCTGGTTTTCCAGATGGATCATATCTAAATTTCATTCTTTTTCCTTGTTTTTTCTTTTCTAAACCTTCTAATAATGAACTTCTTATTGGATCTATTGGGATTCCTAAGCATTTAAATGTAAAATCTTGAAATGGTGATTTATCAATAACTGTTATATTATGTTTATCTAAATATTTATTTCTTAAATTAAAAAATTTTGAAATAAGTCCTGAAAATAATTCAGTATTATATTTATCATGGTTTATAAAATAGTAAAAATAATCAAATAGCAAATACATCATAACCAAATTAAAGGTACCAAAATGAGTTTTCTTTTTATCTGAGTAATTATATACAATACATCTTTCATTATTACCAAATAATCTTAAAACTAATTCATTATTAACATAATATTCTATTTTTCTATCTAAGAATTCATTAAAAGGATAAAATTCTTTTGTCGTAACTTTACCAGGAAATTTTTTATTAAAAAATCTATGTATTTGTTTTGCATCTCTTGTAAAATTAGTTGATATTAATTCATAAAAAGGTATATTATTTAACATATTTTCATCTGATTCTTTTTTAGCATAGTAATTATAAGCTGCAAATCCAACAACTATTAATTTTGTTTTTTGAACTATTTTTTTTCTAATTAATTTATTAATTGATTGATCGTTGGATTTA